CTTGGTGTTACCGAACATTCCAAGTTAGCATAGAACACTAAATCTTCTTGATTTATTAATCGTTCTTTAACAGTTCCATCTTCAGCAATTACTTTATTTGGATCAATTACTGAAATGTTTTGATAGTCAAATTCTACTAATATATTTTCAGAGTTATTTACCATAGTATAAGAAATGATTTTCCAGGGCGCCTTTATAGTCTTGTAATGAACTTACAAGAGGAAATGGAATTGTCAAGACTGCCCCGTCAGGTATGTTTGCCTCAAGTCCTGTGTAACCAGGATTTGCCTGTAAAATTAACCAACCAAAAAAAGGACTACCATAGTATTGTTGTGAAACTTTGTCCAGCCTTGATTGTCCAAATCTAAATATATATTTTTTGTCTGAAGGTTTAGCCGGTAAGCTAATGTATGGAACAACTTGTTGTATCCCGTTTTCAAGAAACATACCATATCTATTATAATATTGAAGTGCCATATATTTTATAAAAATGTTACTTTACCATTAAAGGTTTTTTTATTGTTGTTTGTATTAAATGTCGAATAAGTCTTTTTCAATAGTTTTCTATTATCTTTTGTAGAACTATTTTCTTCGGTTGTATAATATAATTTAGAGTCAAACGTTTCATTTTTATATTTTTTGAATTTTTCGTACTCTGGTGTTTTTTCATACTTATCAAAAATTTCTTTTTCTAATTTATATTCTCTGTTAAAATTAATTTTCAACTGTTCGCAAGTTGCTTTAATTAAGTTAACAAGATCTGTATTTCCTTTAACTTTTTCAGTTAATAACTTATCCACAAAAGAATTATATTTATCATCGTTTGTAAATGTTTGTGACATTGTCATAAAAAATCTTCTTGATGGGTCATCTTGATAAAATAAAGTTGTTTGAGGCTGGAATGAAATCCCTTGATCTAATAAAATATCAGGATACAATATTTTATTTTCCAAAATACTCTTATTATATAGTGTTATAGCGCTTGCGGTTTCTCCTGGGTATATTCTTATCATGTTTTCAAAAACATTTGTTGATCCAGGAATGAGTTCCAAATTATAAACAACATATTCACCAGTTTCTTTCTTATAACCATCAACTTTATTTATAACCAAATCCAATTCTTTAAATGTTTGTATATAATCTTCTTGATATTTTACCATTTCATTTATTGGTCCAGTAACCGCCTGATCTATTTCAGATTCTTGATTTAAAATTATATTAAACAATACGTTTTGGACATCACGTTTTGTAGGTTTCGACCATTCATTATTACTATCTTCAATTGCCTTTATTATTGGATTGTCTTTGTTTGTTACATCCTTTAGAGCTTCTTTAAATAATTTTCTTACACTTCCTTGATAATCGTCTGGTTTTCCAATAATTTCTATTTTATCAGCATTAGTTTGATTATCATTAAGTTCTCCATCTTTATAGTTTCTTTTATCAAGAACCAATTGAGTCATTGGGTAATTAGTAACCTCATACAATTTTTTAATTTGATTAAACATTGTTGTGAAATAATTGTTTGTCTTTGTTGAAAGTTCTTCGAATATCCCACTAAATTCTGTTTCTCCGGTCAATATTTTACCATCATCATAATACTCCGTTGTTAATATGTTACCAATTGTTGATCCTCCCTTTTCTCCGGCTTCTTGGTTGTTTATTGGTGCCGGGTTTGATATACCATTATTTGTTTTACCAAACAATTTAGATACCATTTCTTCATCTCTTTCTTTTGTACTTTCAGTTGCAACCGCTCTTTCGTCGTAAATTTCTGTGTTTGCGTAGTAGTTAAATGACAATGCATTTTGAAGTTGTGATACGGGCCCTGCTAAACCATGACCACCTATAAAATCAAAACCTAATGTAATTTTTGCTAACATTGGTTGGACTCCAATTCCTTCTGGATTAATATCGTATAATAAAGGTTCATAACTTATTGATAACTGATTCGGTACTATTTTAGTGTGATAAAAGTCACCAACTCTTAATACAAGAATTGGTGGTGTGCCAAATGATGTATTTCTAGCATCATTATATTTTGGTTTACCATCAACGCCAATTACTGGTATTGTTTGTCCTGGTCTAACACATTGGTTTAAAAATGTTAGTCTTGCGTTTAATCCTTCTGGTGTTATTGAATGGAACGTTGGGTTAAAATATTTAACTTTATCTTTAATACTTGCATAAACAGTTGGGTTCGTTTCTTTTATTACTTCAAAATAATCGCATTCGGAAAAAAGTTTTCGTAGTATTTTTTTTGATATTCCTTCTTTAATTGTTTTTTTTATATCAATTACTGGATCTGGATCTGGATCTGGATTTGGTTCTGGAGAGCAACCAGCATCGATACAGGCCTGTTCTGTGTCAAACGTACCTTTTGCGGACTGTTGGCATTTTCCGTCAATACATTCATATTTTGTTGATATTTGACCACAATTTTTATCACAATCTTCTTGAGTTAAATAATCTCCAGTTCCTTCGGCCACTTTTTGACATGGTTGTCCTTTAGTTACACATTTGAAGTTTTTTAGTTGTTCGTTTCTTTTACATCCTCCCTGTTCAGGTGGAGCGTTTTCACATTCAGATTTACTTTTAAAAGTTCCATTTTTGTTATCTTGTACACACTTACCATCATTATTATCACCACATTTCCATTTTGGTTCTTTAGCATTTGATAGTCTAATTTTTGCAAATGCAACTCTTCTACATGCCATTGCTGGTATGCTATACCACTGTGAATTATTTGTTACTTTATTTAATTTCACATCAACAATGTCTTTAGTACATTCAATCGGGCTAGACAAACTGTAATTTTGATCTACTGATTCGACTTGAGTATTTCCTTCTGAAGAAACTAAATCTCCATATTTTGGTATAACGGCCTTCTCACCATCCGCTCTGAATGTGATAATAAGTTTAGCCTCATCTCTCCATTGTTTAACAGTTTTATCACCAATTGTTTGTGTATTTAGCCAATTTTCTACAGTACTATTTCTTCTTTTAGATAAGTTTACGTTGTAATTTACTTCTGCCGGTGCAGACGCAGAACCTATCATTTCAAGTGTGACTGTGGCCTCTAAATCAACAAGAGCCTTTTTAAGTACTTTAGGTATAAAATCATTTTGTATTGTTACAAAATTACCAATGATAACATCATCAAAAAATTCACCAATACCGTCACTTGTAAATTTTTCATTACCAACGGCAACTTCAAGAGGTGCAGACGTGCTTTCATATATCGACCTTCTACCGAGATATTGAGAATACCATTCTGTAAATGGACTTGGTACCGAAGTTAAATTTGAAGATTTACCAATTGGATAGTCGTTATCAAAATAAAATCCAAAACCAATATATGAATTTAATTCACCTTCTAATGACGTAATACTTAAATCAGACTCATTTGTAGTGTTATTACCTTGGTTTCCTGATCCATTTCCATTTCCATTACCTGTATTTGAGTTATTTTCTGTTGTGTTTGCCCCACCTTGTGATGGTGTTTGAAAAACTCCTAGGTCATTAAGAATTGCTGAATTTTCTTCTTGTGATAAATTTGGATTTTGTAAAAGTTCTTGATAAGTATAAAGTTCGCTTTGAGATAACTGATTATATTTTAATCCCAAGGTATATAAGTCATACTTAATACATCCCGCAAAAAATGAGTCCATAATTGAGTCAACTTGTTCTTGAGACATATTTGCCAATTGTTTTTCTATGATTGTATTCATAGCCGCAGGATGGTCAACAACAACAGTCCAATTTAAACTTCCGGATCTATTTGTGTTTTTATATGTAAAAATTGGTTCAGGTCTTCCAAGAAAAGAAGTTGAATTCCAAGAAGCTGTTGATGAATCACTAAACTTTAAATCATATGGTGGAAACCACATAATTCTACCTCCATTTGGTCCTTTTTCACATGCCGGTAAATCATCATACGTATATCCTGGTTCACTAGACGTTCTCCAAGCAAGATTTTCTAATGAAAACATATATTTTTTTACTTTACCATCAATAATATTAGTTGATCCTGGGTTTCTTAAAGGTGCAATATTTAAATTATATGTATTATCAAAAATAGAATAACTAAACTTCCTACCTGATGTTGTTATTCCATCCGTTTTTTGTAAATCAGCATATGTTAGGTAAGGTGTGTCTTTTTGAAAAACTCTACAATATTCCGCACCTACTTCAGTTCCATCAATACTCATTGTTTCAGAGTTTGTTATGCTATCATAATATGCAACTACTCTGGATCCTTTTGTCATTTCTTTATATCCGTCGTTGAAAACTTTGGAGACTTGATTAATTGCGTTTCCAACATGTTGTAGTCGTTTTGCTCCTGTTACATTATCCGCAGATTGAATTAATCTTTGTGTGTTGTCCAATATTGATCCACCTTTGAACTCAAATTGTGTTGAGTCTGTATCTTCGTTAAACTCTCCTGAAACAACATCGTATTCGGCATCTTGTGGTTTTACAATATCTCCACCTGGCTTAACTTTAAATCCTAAATTATTTTTATACTTTGGTGACAACCATACAAATTGTCCGGCAATTCCACCTAAATTTGTGTAAGATTTACCCGCCAGACCAAATTTGATTTTGTCAATATTTCCTTCGTAAAGTTGAGCAAGTTCATTTGGGCCATAGACAGGTGATGGTTGTTGTTTACCAAATCTATCAACAGGTATTTGATTGTCTGGAGTGTTGATTGTCGATGGTTCAGATTGATCACTACCTACATAGTAACCGCCACCTTGAGTTGTATTGTTACCAAGTAAATTATTGATTGCTGTTGTTACACCTAACAATAATCCTTTTTCATATTTAGGACGATAAACATTATAATCTAAACTTTTAAATAAAACCGATTTTTGTCCGTATCCAGTATTTGCTAAAAATACTTCGGATGGATTTCTTGTTTTATTTAAAATAGGACCTAATAGTCCTCCAGTTAAATTATTCACCGTGTTAAGTGCATTTTCTGTCTGTGGTGATAATACTTGATTATTTTCGTCAAAATAATCTCCAGGTATTGGTGATACAGGAAAATAAGTTCCTGTTAATCTATTGGCGAATGAAATAGCTAAAAGTAATGGGTTTTCTGGAACTGTAATTTTCCAGTTTTTTCCAATCAATGGTTGTTGACCTGTAGCAACTAATGAAGCCTCAAATGGATCTTGTAAGTTATCTAATTGAAATACGTTCGATATTAATTGTTGTTGTTCAAATGCAATTCTTGCTTTAAATTCGTCTCGAAGTGCGATCGCCGCTCTTTGGGCCAATTGTGAGTCTTGTGATAATAATCCGGATGATCCTTGTGGGTTGTCGTCGATTAATATTTGAAATGGTGTATATGTTGAAGGAAGAAAGACTAAAGGGACTCCTTCACTATCAGAATAGGGTACAAAATATTGTGCATTTTGAATTACATCAGTTACAATATATAAATCTTTATATCCTGTTTCTGGACCATAAACATTTTTAATATATGCAGCGTCAATGAAAAATTCATTAACTAATGAAATTTCCGCATCATCCTGCCCATATTCACCTTGATTCGGATCGACTGGTAATGGAATTGGGCTTATTGATGTAACATTATTATATCCTCCATCTGGACCATATTCATTTAGTGGATATAATTGATTTGCTAATTGAGTTGTACCTATCAGATCATTTGGTGAGTCAATAACTGAACTATCATTCAATGGTGAAACTTCATAATTTACATTTCCTGATGGTGGTGAAAAGGCTCCCGGTACCGCATATGGTGGTAGGTTTCTATTCATCAATGAATTTCTAAATGATGAACTTGCATCAAATGATAAAGTTGTATCCGACATTAAAATTTACTTTGTTATAAATAAATAGATAATTATGGTTTTTTTAAATTAAAGATATGATAATTTTATTGAGGTTTTCCTGGAGCACTTGCGGTGTATTGTCCTCCAGATCCTCCAGGTATTAAACCATTTCCAGTTTTAAGTTTACTCATTTGATCAAGTATCATATTGATATTTGTTGTATTATTACCACCTTCAAAATATTCTGTTAATGCTCTTGTCATAAGGTCTGTTAATGCCTGATTTTTAGAATCTGGGTCTAACTTAACATTTAAGTCTATTTTAACATTTTCATTTATTTCTAATGGTTTGAATTCAATTTTACCCATTTCAAAAACATTATTAAGTTGTGTGGTAAAGTTTGAAACGGTTGTGTTTAATACTTCGGTGTTTTTATTAAAGTTTGATAAAGGATCTGTTTCAGAACCTCCAATACCTAAATTAGATAAAATATTACTGAATCCTCCTCCTCCTCCTATAATATCCGTAATTTTGTCTTTAATCATAGTTGTTATGTCTCCAATAGAAGTTGGTATATTCATATTTTGAATAATTTCCTTTCCTTTTGTCATTATCAACTCCATAACTTCAGGTCCCATTTGTTGAAGCGTTGGTTTTAAACCAGCATACATATCATCAATAGTTTGTCTATATTGTTTACTGTTTCTAAATTCTTCACCAACAATACCTTGTCTATCTCCTTCGGTAAATAACTTTTCTCTTACTTTTTTAGTACCAAACTCGTATAATTCCCTTGCTGGCATAGATCCAGATTCTCCATATGCAATTGCGGTTACAATTGACTCGACCAAATAATTAAGTCTCTGTAATTCAGTTAAATTTTCTTTTTGTAGTTCTTCCATGGTAAGACCTCTACTTTGTTGGTCTTTTTTCAGTGCCTCGATTTGTTCAGCGGTAAGTTGTGACGCCTCAACAATTTTAAATTCTCCAGTTTCTTTTCCTTTATCGTCAAATTGTTTAACTTTTATTTCTGCAATACCTTCTTTATTTACAGTGGCTAAGGTTGCAATTAATTCTCTATCTTCTTTACTTGCGATTGAACTTGGAAATTTAATTTGTTTCATTTTATGGTCAAGATTGGCGGCGTTTATCGCCATTTTTTGTAATTCTCCACTTGTCATACCAAGTTCTTTACCTATTTCATTTAATCTTCTTTTTTCACCTGGTAAAATTTCAAATTGACCTAGAGTCTCATTGAACCTCACGAAATCTTTAGACATTTCTACTATTTGATTTTGTAGTTCGGCTGGGTCGTTTTGTGATAGGTCCATTAATCTCAAAGGATCTAAAAGTGCGTTTGCAGACACACCTAACCTTTGTAATGAGGCTGCCAATTCTATTGCTCCTTCTGGGTTAAATACTTTCTCCACAACTGTAAAAATTTTACCCATGTCTATATTTAATCTTGCGGCCTGTGCTGACATTTTGGCCAAACCTTTTGTTCCTCCCTCGAAATTATAGATATTCATTTTTTCTAAATTACTGACAACACCAGCCGCCACAGCACTTACCGCAACTCCAGCATCTTTTGCAATGTTAGTAACTTCTAACATTCTATCACCAATCTCATTGATACCTACACCAACCGCTCTAAAACTTTCAGTTAAAGTTCCAACACTTTGAGCGGTTACTGCGGCAGTTGACTTGAGTTGTAATAATTCTTCATCTGATATTGTTACATTTGTCCTATATGTTTTAAATAAATCTTCGTATGTGTCAACAACGTCTTCAATATCAAATCCGTATTCAATAAATCTGCCCGCATTGTCTGCAATTGCCTGTGAAAATTCTCTACTTTTTTCTGTTCCTAAACCAAGAGTGTTTCTTAATTTAGCAGCCATGTTTTCTAAATCCGCAGTTCTTTTTAAAATTTCTCTGGGATCAGTAACCTGTTTGATGGCTTTACTCAGAACATTTGCAACGCTGCCCTGGTCGCTTGGGTCAAAAATTTTATTTTCTGCAAACCCTTTTAAAATATTTGTGTAGAGGTCTTTACCAACTCTTCTAGCATCTCTAGCGAGTTGATCTTGTTGTATTTTTAGAGTTTCAGCGGCAACTTGTGCTGCGTCCGCTCCTGATCCTGTTGAAAACATATTTTTTATTTAATAAATATATTTTTATCAGTTTTTATTTTTCGACTCAATTAATTTATCAATAATGTATTTTCTTTCGTAAGTTGGCATTCTCTGGAAATCAGAGTAAGAAATTCTTAACATTCTGGCTAAGAATATGTATTCGTCTAATATAAAGGTTCTATATTCAGAAGAAAGGCCGAAAAAATTCCACCCCAAAGTTTACTGTTACAGTAACTCTTTCTCCAGACGGGGCTATAATTTCTCGGGTTAAATCTAATCTAGGTTCGTTTTCAAAAATAAAATTTCTAACAAATTTAGAGTCAGATATGGGCATACTTTCAACAAACTTAGCAATTTGACCTTTGTCGTCACTACCATTAAGTTCTACAATTTGTTTTTGAAGTCTTGTGGTGATAATTGGTGAAACTCGTCCTTGTGGGTACATGTCAAGTATTCTTTCCATCTCAACTGTGTCTCTCATGTTTAAAGGTTTAACTTTTACTGTTGTTTGACTTTTTGGTAGTAAAACTGTAAAAGTACCACTTTCGTCTGGTTTTACTGCGGTTTTTTTAATGTTAAGTTCATCTAACATAATAGATGATGTGAAATTTTTTTGAGTTGAGGGATCCACAACATTAACTTTGTACTCCGGTCCAAAAGATGTGTTTCTTAAAAAAATTAAAATTGCTTCGACATCTCCGTCAAGTAAATCTTCTGGTCTTAAATCCGATTCATACAGTTTATTTCTTAAAAGAGGTAATACAATACTTTCTTTAATAGTTTTGTTTCCGTCAAAGTTTACAAGGATATTTTCATCTGCGGCAGTTAAATATCCAATTTTTACACTCTTTTTTTTGTTTGGATAAAAAATACCACCGGATGGAAGAGACACAACATCGTGTGGTAAGTTAAAATTCATTTGTCCGTATTCGTGAGCATTGTTTTCCATATTTAATTTTACTTTTATTTTAAATATAATTTCACATTGTTTTTAGTAAAGAATTAATATAAACAAAAAAAATCCCTAATACCGAAGTAAAGGGATTTTGAAAAAAATATTTTGAATTGTTTCTAGTAAACCAAAATACAACGGTCCATTTGAAGTGTTGCTGATATGTCAGCAATTGCATCTTGTGAGTAAGATAACGAACCAAAGTTAGCATCAGTTAAGAAAGCCCCCTCTAATATCCACTTTTCAACAACAACTCCTGTAGGGTCTAACATTTCAAGGTCGACATTTTTTTTGTAACCCGCAGCATAACCCATACGTCCTGTTACTGATTCAGCACATAAACGAATCCATTCCATAATTGCTTGTGAAGCTGATGGCCCAATTGGATCTCTAAACTTAACATTGATTGAGTTCCATACAAATCTACCAGCAACATAAGTTGAAGTATTCAAAAATTGAATTTCCGTAGAGTTGATTTTAATTGTTGGTCGAGATGCACTTTCTACAAACCACTCGTTAATACCTAAACTTGAAGGAAAACGTAAAATAAACCTGTTCTGTCTTTTAGGTTCATA